GGAAGAAGTCGAAGCGCAGCCAAAAGACCCTGCAACGGAAAACGTGGATTCGCTTAATCAGGTGCAATTGCAGGCGTTTGAGGGCCAGAACCACGACGCCCACATCATGTCTCATCTGATCTTCGCGGCTTCGGGCACCGTGGCTGCGGCACCGATGATCGCGGTTTCTTTGCAGAAACATGTGATGGACCACGTGCGGTTGAAGGCTACAGAAATGGTCATGGCGCAGGTTGCGCAGATGGGCCAAATCACCCCTGAAATGGAAGTTCAGATTGAGGGCTTGATTGCCAACCAGATTGCGCAGGAACTGCAGAATTTGAAGGCGGTCAACGCGCAGATTATGGGTGAAGGCGGCGGGCCAGACCCACTTGTGGCGCTCAAAGAGCAAGAACTGCAGCTTCGGGCGCAGAAAGATCAGGCGGAGGTTGCGCAGGATCAGGCCGAATTGCAGCTTGATCAGCAGAAATTCCAACAGCGTGCTGCGGAACAACAGCAACGCTTGGAGCAAAACCGCAATCTTGCATGAAGCTTGAAGCGCAGGCAGAACGTGAACGCGCGCGCCTACAGGCGCAAATGCAAATGGCACAGCAAAGGAGACAGTGATGCAGGGCCGTGTAAAGTATATGGGCAGCAAGCCCTCTGACGCTCCAAAAGCCGTCGCTAAGGCGGAAATTCAGGGGCAGGGCAGCATTCCCTACCCAATGCCAGAAGAAATGAAAACGCCGAACACGGCGAAGGGCATTTCTACAACAGGCAAGAAGCGTGGTATGGGTGCAGCCCTCCGCGGTGGCCGCTACACCTACGACTGAGGTGCGCCATGCCGTTGAAACGCGGAAGTTCCCAAAAAACAATTAGCTCAAACATTTCGAAGCTTCGGGATGAGGGCTATAAGCAGGATCAAGCCGTGGCTATTGCTTTGTCGAAAGCAGGCAAGACACGCAAGATGGCCAAAGGCGGCATGGTAAAAGGATTTAGTCCGATTGTTCGGACTAAGCAACGGTTTAAGGGTGTTTTGTGATGGACATGGGGACGCTCTGGAACGCACTCTTGACCGTTGCAATGGGTCTAGTTGGCTGGAATTGGGCGTCCATGTCTCGTGAGCTTCAGCGCGTTACGATTTTGCTGAATCGCACACGCGAAGAAATGGTCAGAGATTACGCAACTAAGACACAAATTCCTTCGGATATGTCACGAATTTCTGATAGACTGAACGAAATCGAGCGCAAGCTTGATCGTCTGTTAGAGTTACGTAAGTGAGGCGCCGATGGATTGGTCGTGGTTAAATAATTTTTCTGGCGGCGTAGATATTCTGCCAATCTTTATTGCGATCTTTGGCCTGTATTATTTGATCAAGCCAATTCGTGCTGCAAAAAGCGCGGAAGAAAAGCTTGGTTGGATCATGGCTTGGGTTGCAGCTTTGGCGCTGATTGTGGCGCAGACAAGCTGGATTTATGCGATTATCAATGAAATTCGCATGTTGGGCTCCGTTATGGACAATGTTTGGACTATCGTAAATATTTGCGCCACGGCCGGCCCGCTTCTGCTTGCATCCGCACGGATGAAAAATGACTAGGTTGCAGCAGGTATTGGACTCCGTTGTCCATTCGGACAGCCCGGCCCAATTCTTGCTGTTTGGCTTGTTCAGCTTTGTTTTGTCGGGCCTGTTCCCGATGGATAGTTGGCTGACACTATCCGCCTCCCTTTGGAAATTTGCCGGAATTGGTTGCATTCTTGCAACAATTTGGGCGGGCCAAGCGGTTCGAAGAGCCGCGATGCTCGTTACGACAATGTTGATCATTGTGACGGGCGCTTTTTATTTTTCCACCTTTTCAGTGTTTGACGACAGCAATGATTTGCGGGCTGCCATGCAGTCTCGAATTATGGTAGTCTTTCTTATGACAGCATGGGGCTTGTTTTTAGCAAATCTCATTACTCGTCAGATACTTGAAACAGATCGATTGGCGGGCAAGTAATGGATTGGACCCCCATCATAATCGCGGTCATTGGCGTCCTTGGAACGGGGGGCCTGTGGCAATGGATGCAGGTAAAGTCAAAGCTTTCTGCGGAGGCCAAATCTGCGGAGAATGCAGATAAAGCGGAGTTCCGTGAGAGTTTGAAGGCCCAAGTCGATATGTTGCAGCAGGAAAACAAAGAGCTTCGGGAGAAAGTTGAAATCCTGCTTAAGGAGATGGCGGAGGTCAAAGCGGAGTTGGCGGCCGCCAATGCCACGATTCGGCATTTGGAGGAAAAACTCCGCAATCGCTAAGGAGCCATTATGCTACAAGCATTGATCGGACCAGTATCCGAAATACTGGATAAGTTTATTGAGGACAAAGATCAGAAAGCCGCCTTGGCCCATGAGATCGCTACAATGTCCGAACGCCATGCGCAAGAATTGGCGTTGGCGCAAATTGAGGTCAACAAGGCCGAAGCCGAATCCCCGTCCATCTTTAAGGGCGGATGGCGCCCCTTTATCGGGTGGATTTGCGGGACAGCGTTCCTGTATCACTTTGTTTTGCAGCCGCTGTTGTTGTTTGCAATTGCGGTGTTCGGCGTAGAAATTTCTGAATTGCCCGAGTTTGACATGGCGTCGTTGATGACGGTTTTGGGCGGCATGCTTGGCCTTGGCGGCCTTCGCACTTATGAGAAACAACGCAACCTGACGCGATGATTATCAAACCGGAACAATTAGCGGCTATGATTCCCACCAATCCCGACGTTGAGGAATGGTGCAAAGAATTGAACAAGGCGCTGCCAAAGTATGATATAATAAACGCTCGCCGTATCGCGGGCTTTATTTCGCAGTGCGCGCATGAAAGCCGTGACTTTACAGCGCTTGAGGAAAACCTCAACTATTCAGAGCGGGCGCTAAACTCTGTGTTTGGCCGTTATTTTGGAGCCGGGAAGCGTGACGCGCGAGAATATGCACGAAATCCTGAGAAGATTGCGAATTACGTTTATATGGACGAGTATCGCCGTTCTCCTTTGGGCAATGTTAAGTCTGGGGATGGTTGGCTTTTTCGTGGCCGTGGCCTTAAGCAGCTAACGGGTCGCAGCAATTACGAGCGGTTTGCCAAAGATTACGACATGACGGCCGAAGAAGCGGCGGCATGGTTGGAAACCAAAGAGGGCGCTTTGGCTTCGGCTTTGTGGTTTTGGGGTACAAACAATCTCAACAAAATTGCGGATACGGGCGATGTGCGCGCTTTGACCAAGCGGATCAACGGCGGCGACATTGGTTTAGAAGACCGCGAATATCGGTATCGCATTGCGATGGAGGCTTTGACGGGCGATTTTCCGACCCGCTCTCCTATGATGGAGGTTTTGCGGGAGGGGAGTCGTGGATCAACGGTTGCAAAAATGCAGCAGGTAATTGGCGTTACGGCCGACGGCGTTTTTGGGCCAAACACCAAAGCCGCGTTAAAGCAATGGCAGGCAAAAAACGGTTTGCGCCCTGATGGCGTCGCTGGAAAAAACACGCTTCAAATGCTGTTTGGATAGCAGTCAAGACCAATTTAACCCGTAGCAGGCCCATATAGGACATGTTACATATCCTGTATGGATGAACTTGACATCGTACAATTTGTGCAACGCGCCGTTAAAGAGCGCCGTTCTATGGTTTTAGACCTGTTGGAAAACAACGGGATTAAGAGCATGGAGCATTATCAACTCTGCATGGGCGAGTTGAATGCACTTAACTTTATCTCTCAGGAACTCTCGGGCCTGCTAGAACAACAGGAGCAGATGGATGACTGAATCCAGCAGTGCGGTCGATTTGGAGGCCGTCAAAAAAGGCATGCAAGGCATGTATGTCCCAAAAGAGGACCGTGTTTTAGACCCAACAAAGGCAGACGCATCTTTGATGGAGCGTATGCCGTCGCCGACAGGCTGGCGCATGTTGATTTTGCCCTATCGCGGCAAGTCCAAAACACAAGGCGGGGTTTATCTCCCCGATCAGGTTGTTGATGACGGACAGCTTACCACCGTTGTGGGCTACGTCATGAAGCAGGGTCCGCTCTGCTATAAAGATGATTCCAAATTTCCTGATGGCCCGTGGTGTAAGCAGGGCGATTGGGTAATCTTTGCCCGCTATGCGGGTTCGCGGTTTAGAATAGAAGGTGGGGAGGTTCGCATCTTAAACGATGACGAAATCTTGGCCGTCATTTCTGATCCTGATGACATCTTGAGCCTGTAAGGAGATGACTATGGCTGAAGAAAAAAAGGCTTATGAGCCGGATACGGGGGAACTCGATATTGATATGGGCGACCATGAGGCCGCCGAAGTAGAGATCGATGAACCCTCAAACGAAAACGAAGAGCCGCAACAAGCGGATAATGACGCTAATGACGCTGATGGCTCTGAACACGACGATGTGATGAACTCCGCCCAAAAGCGGATCAATCGCCTGACCAAGAAGATGCGGGACGCGGAGCGTCAACGGGAAGAGGCGTTGCGTTATGCACAACAGGTGCAAAGCGAAGCGGAACAACTCAAAAGCCGCATGAAGCAGCTTGATTCCGGTTATCTGCAGGAATACGGCTCGCGGCTTGAAATTGAGACAAAGACGGCGGAAGCAGAGCTTAAGCGCGCTGTTGAGATCGGAGATTCTGACAAAATCATCGAATCTCAGCGTCGTTTAAACGAGCTTTATTCTGCCGCGTCCAAATATCGTGATGCAAAGCGCATGCAAGAGACGCAAGAGCAGCAATACGAGCAGCAAGCGCAGTATGCGCAACAGCAGCCTGCCCAACAGCAGCAGTATCAGCAGCCTGCACAGCAACAAGTGCAGCGGCCTGATCCGAAAGCTGAAAAGTGGGCGGAACGCAATTCGTGGTTTGGGGACGACGAGGTTATGACCTTTGCCGCCTTTGGTATCCACAAAAAGCTTGTGGAAGACGAAGGGTTTGACCCAACAAGCGATGAGTATTATAATGAGCTCGACCGGCGTATCGGGCAGCGTTTTGGAACCCAAGGGAATCAAGACGAGTCTGACGCCGCTGCAACTTCGGGTTCCAGCCGCCGCCCCGCTCAGACGGTAGCAGGAGTGTCCCGCTCAAAAACTTCTGGGCGCAAAAAGGTTCGTCTCACCCCGACCCAAGTAGCTATCGCGAAAAAATTGGGTGTGCCGCTAGATCAATATGCGAAATACGTGAAGGAGTAATATGATGGCCGACGAAACGAAAAACCGTTACGAGGACATCGACCGTTCTCCTCGCGCAAACAAAACAAGGGAGAAAACGGCGGCTCGCCGTCCGTGGGCTCCCCCGTCGATGCTCGACGCCCCACCCGCGCCGGAAGGCTTTAAACATCGCTGGATTCGCGCAGAAGTTCGTGGTTTTGATGACCGCAAAAACATTTCTGCCCGGCTTCGTGAAGGATACGAATTGGTTCGTTCTGATGAGTATCCTGATTTTGAAGCGCCAGTAATTGACTCGGGTAAATATGAGGGTGTGTTTGGTGTAGGCGGTTTGGTTCTTGCTCGTATCCCAATGGAGACGGTCGAAGAGCGCAACGCATACTTTGCAGAGCGCAACCACGATCAAATGCAAGCCGTTGATCAGGATATGATGCGTGAGAACGCTCACTCAACAATGACGATCACAAGACCTGATCGTCAATCTCGTGTAACCTTCGGCGGCCCACGTAAAACCTAACGCGTGGCCCCTAATGACGGAGAATAGTTATGGCAAATGCCGAAACTGCCTTTGGCCTTCGTCCCGTCGGGCTGGCTGGCGCCGGTGTGAACAGCACTGGTGTCACTGAGTATGAAATTGCGTCGGATAACACCAATGCAATTTTCCAGTATGGTATCGTTACTCCCACTGCGGATGGCGTTATTACTTTTGCTGGTGCAACCAACGGCGGCACTTCTGCCGCTCTTGGCGTCCTGATGGGTGTTCAATACCACGATAGCGTCCAGAAGAAGCCTGTATGGCTCAACTACTGGCCCGGGTCCAACTCTGTGTCTGTTGACACAAATTACCCGGTAAAAGCTTATGTGGCTGACAATCCGGATCAGTTGTTTGTTGTCGCAGCCGACGCAACACTGACCAACCGTGCGACAGCACTTGCCTCTGTATTCGCTAACGCGTCTCTTGGCACTTCTGCCCGCACCGGTTCGACCGACACCGGTCGTTCTAACTCGCAATTGAGTGTTTCGTCCATCGCAACCACTGCAACTTTGCCATTGCGCATTGTTGGTTTGGTCGATGACGATTCGAACAGCGACTACAGCGCCGCAGGCGCCCACCTCCTTGTTCGCCTCAATGCTCACTTCAACGCAGCAACCCGTAGTTTTGATTCGCAGACCACTGCGGATTCTACGGGCGTATAAGGAGGGTTAACTAATGGCTATCTCTCGCGCACAACTAGCGAAAGAGCTGGAACCGGGCCTTAACGCGCTGTTTGGTTTGGAGTATGATCGCTACGACAACGAGCATGCAGAAATCTTCGATGAGGAGTCTTCGGACCGTGCATTTGAAGAAGAAACGATGCTTGGTGGCTTCTCAACTGCCCCTGTAAAATCAGAGGGCGGCGCCATTTCGTTCGACGACGCTCAGGAAACCTACACTGCGCGTTACACGCACGAAACCATTGCTCTGGCGTTTTCGATCACCGAAGAAGCGATTGAGGATAACCTCTATGATCGCCTCGCGGCTCGTTATACCCGCGCATTGGCTCGTTCCATGTCGCAAACCAAGCAGATCAAAGCTGCGTCTGTCCTGAACAACGCGTTCAGCACTTCTTCGCCAATTGGCGACGGTGCCGCGCTTTGCTCTTCGGCACACCCAAGCTTGTCTGGCAACCAGCGCAACCAGCTTTCTGTTGCAGCAGACCTGAACGAAACTTCGCTTGAGCAAATGCTCATCGATATCGCAGGTTTGACTGACGAGCGTGGTTTGAAGATCGCAGTTCGCGGTCAAAAGCTGATCATCCCCAAAGAACTTCAGTTCATCGCAGAGCGAGTGATCAACTCCAACCTGCGTCCGGGGACAGCGGACAACGACTTGAACGCAATGAAGTCCATGGGCATGTTGCCCGAAGGTGCGGTGGTAAACCACTTCCTCACCGACACAGACGCATTCTTCATTAAGACTGATGCGCCTAACGGCTTCAAGATGTTCCAGCGTACTCCGATCCGCACTGCCATGGAAGGTGACTTCGACACTGGCAACATGCGCTTCAAAGCACGCGAGCGTTACAGCTTCGGCGTGTCCGATTGGCGCGCAGTGTTCGGTTCGCCCGGCGCGTAATTCGGCTGCTTACCGAATTATCCTTACAGAACAGTTGGAAGGGGCCTCTTCGGAGGCCCTTTCTTTTTTGTAGGTTGTGGTATATTCTGCGTGAAAGGGCTTCATATTAGCCATGCAGACAGGTTTTCTTGCCCGCCTGACGTTGCACAGACTGTATGGCGAAACCTTGTGCAAAGGGTAATGACATGGCGACGACTACGTTTTCTGGTCCAGTAGTTTCCACCGGCGGTTTTACCGGTGACGTAACTGGCGCAATTCAAGTTCCAACATACACTGTTGCAACAGCACCTTCTGCTTCTACCGCAGGCGCAGGCACTCTTATTTATGTGTCCGATGGCGCGGCAGGTAGCGCAATTCTTGCTTTTTCTGACGGCACCAACTGGAAGCGTTCGGATACTGGCGCAACCATTGCTGCATCGTAAGGTGACGCATGGCTATTAAATGGGAACCTGCTTCTGAAGAAGAGCTAGAAGCGCGCAAGCCTGCGCCAAAGAAAAGCCTTCTGAAGAAGACCACTTCCAAAAAGGAAGATAAGTAATGGCAAATTCGGACGTAAAAGCAAAGCGTCTGACAGGGACGGGCGCGGCCAGTTTGGGCCGCACTCGTCTACGCCAAGTTCAAGTTCTGACCGCAGCAGGCGCTGGGCGCCTAACACTTACCGACGGCAACGGCGGAGAAACGGTTTTGGACATTGATTTCTTGGCGTCAGACTCGCACTCTGTAAACATCCCCGACGAGGGTATTTTGTTTACGTCAGACATATATGTAAGTGCGGCTACCAACATCACGGCGCTAACGCTTTTCTACAGCTAAGAGGTTATTATGGCCCGCGAAGTAAGTTCTATTACGCGCATTGGCACTTCGGAGCCATTTGAGCTTCAAGCTTCGCGCGGTCAAATTTCCTACCACACCACGCTGTTTAAATACGGCTACAATCCATTGATCGTTAACGTCAACGAAACAATCTGGGACGTTGGCGGGTTGTATTCGTATCCCGGTGCCGCGGTTGCAATGACGGCGACTTCTGCAAGCGGAGCGTCAGACTCTGGGGTTAAAATCATAATTCAGGGACTGGACGCAAATTTTGCCGAATTGGAAGAGGAAGTTACCCTGAACGCCAGCGGGACCGCCACAACGACCGGTTTTTTTCTGCGGGTATTCAGAGCGTATGTGAGCGGAGCAACCGCGCCTGTCGGCAATGTAAACATTGCAAACGGCGGCACAACATATGCTCGCGTTAGTGCCGGAGAGAATCAAACTTTGATGGCGGTATATACGGTTCCTGCGGGCAAAACTCTTTATGTGACGCAAGGCGTTGCTACGCATGGCACCGACACAAGTGGTGCTTATATGACGGTTCGTTTTATGGTCCGTCAGCCGGGAGGCGTGTTCCGCACGCAAACAAAGGTAGACATTATTGGCGGCGAAATCCTGTTTCCGTTTACTTTTCCGCTTCGTGTTCCAGAAAAATCGGATGTAGAGGTTCGGGCTATTTGTAGCAAAAACCAGAACAACGCTGTTTCTGCCACCTTTGAGGGCGTTCTTATTAACAACGGGGACGACTTGTAATGGCTACAACAAAAGACGTAAAACGCACACCTTCAGGCCGCCTGACCTATCGGGGTGAAACATTTTCCGGATATAATAAGCCAAAGCGCACGCCCGGAAAAGCCAAAAAGAGCGCGGTTCTTGCCAAAAAAGGCAGTGAAGTAAAGCTTGTTCGTTTTGGCGATCCAGACATGTCTATTAAAAAAGACCAGCCGGGCCGCAGGAAAAACTTCCGGGCGCGCCATAACTGCGATTCCGCGAAAGATAAATTCAGTGCACGGTATTGGTCCTGTAAAGCGTGGTGAGCTATGTCCTTCGACGCATTTTTTGATCCAGATGAAAAGGACATCATTCAAGAGATACAGGCTTGGTCTGCACACGCTCTTGAAAAAAACAGTCCTTACTTCAATAACTTGCCGCCTTGTCCTTATGCAAAAAAAGCATGGCGCGATGGCCGCGTAGCCGTTATCTTTCAATACGGCGGTAATCAGTTTCTTTTCAACGTTTTGACAGAGTTTACGGATCAACTTGATCTGGTCTTGATCGTGGATCGTAACACGAAGAAGACCCCAGAAGAGTTTCACGATTTTTTGGACGGCCTGAACTATGCTATTTCACGCGGTATATTCGGGGAACGTGACCTATGGGTTATGGGTTTTCACCCAGACGATGATTCCAACGATTTTATTGATGACGGCACGTTTGAGGCGCATGTTAATACGCCTTATGCTATGATATTTGTCCAGCGGCTCAGTAAAGTGCAAGAGGCCGCAGACAAGCTTAAAGAAATGGGCTATTATGACGCCTATCTGGAAGAGTATAACGCCTCCGAACTCTTCCAAAAACGGGAGGCATTCTACAGGAGATTGCAAAATGGCGATGGCACCTCGGAAGAAAATGGCAATGGGTAAGGACGCGGAAAAAGCATCTAAGCCCGCGGTTAAATTGCGCGCTGGCGGCATGGTTAAGAAGATGCGCGGCGGCGGCATGGTCAAGAAAAAGAAAAAGTAATGCCTAAAAAACTTACAGCGGCGGAAAAATACGCGCAACTTAAAGCGCAAACCGAAGCTGCGGGCATGAAAGTTCGTGAAGTTGATGGAAAAATTGTGGTGGAGCGCAAGCGTAAGCCTGCGAAAAAGAAGTAATGCCAAAAGACGCATGCTATAAGAAAGTTAAGGCTCGGTATAAGGTTTTTCCTTCGGCGTATGCGTCCGGGGCTATTGCGAAATGTCGCAAGGTTGGTGCGTCCAACTGGGGCAATTCTTCTAAAAAACCACAGAAAAAAGCCATGGGCGGCGAGGTAAAACCTCGGGGGTGTGGCGCTATGATGAACGCGCGTCGGCGCGCCACAAAGGTGCGCTGATGGCGGTTCGTAAGACAAAAGAGGGGGCCGCGCTAAAGCGTTGGTTCAAAGAGGATTGGAAAGACGTCCGCACGGGCAAAGCGTGCGGTCGTAAAGAAGGCGAAAAACGGGGCACCCCGTATTGCCGCCCAACGAAGCGTGTAAGTTCGAAGACGCCCAAAACGGAGTCTGAAATGAGCGCGTCGGAAAAGAAAAGCCGCGTTGCCCAGAAAAAACGTTTGGGTCAACCCGCTGGAAAGCCGCGTCGTGTCAAAGCGGTTAGGAGAAAGAAGAAATGACCACTTCTAACACAAAAACGTTTGAGCTCGACGTCACCGATTACATCGAAGAGGCGTTTGAGCGGTGCGGCACCGAAATGCGGACAGGGTATGATCTCAAGACTGCGAAGCGGTCTTTGAACCTTATGTTGTCTGAATGGGCCAACCGTGGCTTGAACCAATGGACGATTGCACGCACCACAGTGTCTTTGACGCAAGGCACGCGGGATTATTCCCTTGGTTCAGATACGATTGATGTTTTGTCTGCAGTTGTTCGTCGCAGCAACACTGATTACGCAATGGAGCGCGTGAGCCGTGATGCGGATTTGAATATTCCCAATAAAACAACGCAGGGGCGCCCTTCGCAGTTTTTTGTTGATCGCCAGATTAACCCGACGTTGAAGCTGTGGCCTGTGCCAGAAAACAGCACAGACGAGGTTATTATTGACCGCCTTGTTCGCATGGACGACGCGGGCGGCCCTACAAATACTTTGGACATGCCGTTCCGTTTTTATCCTGCTTTGGCGGCAGGTTTGGCGTATTACATTTCAATCAAGCGCGCGCCGGAGCGCACGCAATTCTTGAAGTCCGTTTACGAAGAGGAAATGGAGCGCGCAATGTCGGAAGATCGCGACCGCGCTTCGCTGCAAATTGAGCCGTATATCGGCTATTACGGGATGTAGTCATGGCTAAGTTTGCACTCGGTAAAAACGCATACGGCATTTCTGACCGCTCCGGCTTTCGGTATCCGCTGCATCGGATGAAGAAAGAGTGGACGGGGGCTCTTGTGGGTTTTGACGAGTGGGAAGCAAAACAGCCGCAATTGGAACCGCGGCGCAAGGTTGTTGATCCGCAGGCGTTGCGCAATCCTCGCCCTGACCGCGTAGAGCCGATGGATGTTCCTGTTGGCGGGGGCGGTTTTCCTGATCGCGGGCGCGACACACAAATGATTGGCTCTGTGGGCCGAGTTACGGTGGTGATCTCATGAGCTTTACATACGCACAACTTAAGACGGCGATTCAGGATTACACGGAAAATACGGAGACGACCTTCGTAAACAATCTTCCTGTGTTTATCCGTGCTGCCGAAGAGCGCATTTTGAAAATGGTGCAGCTTGCTTTGTTCCGCCGCAACCAAACGGCAACGCTGACGGCAAGCAACCCGTATTTGAACGCGCCTAGCGATTATTTGGCCCCGTATTCTTTGAGCTATACAGACGGGAATGGCGACAAGCAGTTTGTGGAGTTTAAAGACGTCAACTTTGTGCAGGCGTTTAATCCTGATGTGACCGATACAGGCGCGCCGCGGTTTTATGCGCAGTTTGACCTCGACAACTTTATCGTGGGTCCAACGCCTGACAGCAACTACGCTGTTGAGTTGCACTACTTCTACCGCCCTGCAAGCTTAACGGCTGGTGCAGATAGCGGCACGACATGGCTGAGTGAAAACGCAGAATTGTCTATGCTATACGGCGCGCTGGTCGAGGCATATATCTTTATGAAGGGCGAACAAGATGTTATGGCTCTTTATAACCAGCGTTTTCAGGAAAGCCTGATGGGCTTGAAGATGTTCGGTGAGGCGAAAGAGGTCACGCAAGATTATCGCGTGGGTCAAGTTATAAGGCAGAAACAGTGATGTTTAAGCTTAATTTTGAAATGTCGGAGGAACCTATCGTCAAAATCCATACAACGGACGGGCGCGGGTTTACTCCTGATGAGGTTGCGGAACGTTGTGTCGACAAACTGATCAGCGTTTCGGACTCTGCGCATCCTGCAATTCGTGATCAGGCGCGCGCGTATAAAAAACATATGGAAGCCGTTGTGGCCTACTATATGCGAGAGGCTATTCGCAGTGACCGCACAACTGTGTATAATGCCTTGGTAGATGCGGGGCATCCCGAACTGGCTGACGCGATAAGGAGACTTTAATATGGCGATCTCACAGGCTATGTGCACTTCGTTCAAGCAACAATTGCTTGAAGGGCAGCACGACTTCCGCTCCGGCGGGCACACTTTCAACCTTGCTCTGTTCACGAGCTCGGCAACTCTTGGTGCAGCAACAACCGATTACTCGACCTCGAACGAAGTTTCGGGCACGGGCTACTCGGCAGGCGGCGCTGCGCTGACCAACGTAAACCCAACGAGCTCCGGCACCACGGCGTTTACCGACTTCAACGACCTGACCTTTACGTCTGCAACGATCACAGCCAACGGCGCGTTGATCTACAACACGACGACAGGCGGCGGCTCAGGCACAACCGACGCGGTTGTTGTTTTGGCCTTCGGTGGTGACAAAACTTCTACTGCTGGTGACTTCACCATCCAGTTTCCGACTGCGGACGCATCGAACGCGATTATAAGGATCAGTTAGCGATACTATTATTGCACTGTTTGCATCCAAATGTTATATGGGTGTAGGAGGTGCAATATGCGATACAATCAGCTAGTGGTTCTTGGCGAAGCCGGAAAGAATAAACATGGAAAGCTGCTTTGGCGGCTTAGATGTGATTGCGGCAAAGAAACAATTAAAATCGCAAGTTCGGTTCGAATTGGAAGAACAACCTCTTGCGGGTGCGCCGCCCGCAAGGGGAACACAAAACACGGGAACAGGTATCACCCTTTGTATGCCACGTGGGTAAACATGAAGGCTCGTTGCGATAATGTAAACAATCCGGCGTACAAAAACTACGGCGGTAGGGGTATAAGCTATGACCCCCGTTGGAAAGTTTTTAGTGAATTTCTGTCCGATGTTGGAGAAGTTCCCTTTGAGGGCGCGACCCTTGACCGCATAAATAATGACGGAAATTACTGCGCTGAAAATGTTCGGTGGGCTTCACGCCTTACACAAAGACGAAACAGCCGTCAGCTTGTTCCTGTAACAATAAACGGGGAAACAAAGCTTCTCAGCGATTGGTGTAAAGTGTATGGTATAAGCATAGCTTCGGTTCACCGACGGTTAAAGAAAGGCGAAGACATCGTGTCAGCCATAACACGGCCCAAAGCGGCTCGGTTCCTGTGAGGTCGTAAATGGCGATCATCTCGGGCTGGGGACGCGGAACTTGGTCCCAAGGGACTTGGGGCGAACCTATCCCAGTTGTCGTCACGGGAGAGGCCGCTACAGGTGCGGTCGGAACTGTTTCAATTATCGCGGAAGCCAACGTCCCCGTCACTGGTCTGCAGGCCACTGGCGGGGTCGGCTCTGTTACAGTTGCGGCTGCGGCTAACGTCGCGGTTACTGGGCTTGAAGGCACTGGACAGGTTGGCACGGTTGCAGTTGTGGCCGAGGCCAACGTCTTCCCGACAGGCGTTGAAGCTACGGGCAATGTTGGCACGGTTGACATTTCTGGTGACGCAAACGTCCCGGTCACCGGATTGCAAGCCACAGGAAACGTCGGTTCTGTTATTGTTCAAGCCAATGCCGACGTTGCGGTTAACGGCCTAGCAGCTACAGGGCAGGTTGGCACGGTTGCAGTTGACGCTGCGGCAAACGTCCCTGTCACAGGTTTGGAAGCCACGGGCGGTGTGGGCACCGTTACGGTCGATGCGGGCGCTGTTGTCGCCCCAACGGGCTTGGAAGCCACTGGCGGTGTTGGCACCGTCATAGTCGAAGCCAAGGCCACTGTTATTCCGTCTGGGGTCGAGGCTGACGGCGAGGTCGGCACGGTCGATATTAAGATCACCACCATCGTTCCGACAACGGGCTTGGCGGCAAACGGAAATGTTGGTAATGTAACAATCGTAGCTGACGCTAATATTTCCCTCACGGGGGTCGAGGCGACAGGCGCGGTTGGCACGGTGTTTGTATGGAGCGAGATCGATCCGAACCAAACACCAAACTGGTCGGGGGTGTCTCCCTCGCAGAGCCCGGGCTGGTCGTCCATCAACCCCTCTCAGTCACCCGGCTGGACGGATATTGCGGCGTAGGAGAAGTAAATGCCGAGTACGTATACGACGCGAAACGGTATCGAACTCATTGCAACGGGCGAACAGTCCGGCACATGGGGTGATACCACAAATGTGAACCTACAGATTATCGACCGAGCCCTGTCGGGTGTCGGTTCGATTTCGTTGTCCGGCACAACGCACACGCTGACCACGACTGACGGCACGTTGACCGATGGCCAGTATAAGTTGCTGGTGCTTGGCGGTTCTCCTTCTGGCACAAATACAATTACGATTTCACCGAATGATGCACAAAAGGTGTATATGGTGTATAACGGGTCGGGAGAAGACGCCGTATTTACACAGGGTTCTGGTGGCAATGTCACTGTAGCCAACGGCGACAGCAAGATCATCTACGCCGACGGCGGCGGTGCATCGGCGGCGGTGAGCGATTTGACGGCAACCTTTGCAATGTCGTCGGTCAGTATTACGGGCGGCGCTATTTCGGGGATCACCGATTTGGCTGTCGCGGATGGCGGCACTGGCGCGTCTACGGCGGCGGGTGCTCGTACAAACTTAGATGTGGACCAAGCGGGCACTGCGGTGGCGCTTGCTATTGCACTGGGATAGGTAAATGGCAAACAGTTTCAAACGCAAACTCTCCCGCTCAATCGGCACCTCGCTGACTGCAGTTGGCAGTTACACGGTCGGCGCTTCGACCGAGGTCACAGTCATTGGCTTGGTTGTGTCGAACACAACGGCTTCGCAGGTTTTGGTTGACGCAACGGTAAA